TCCAGCAATGGCAGCGTAGCGCAGAACATCAACTGGATCTTTCCATGCTTCCTTCAGCCCGCCATCACCCGTGTATTCACTTAGGGCTTGGATGATGTTCTCGCAGTCGGAACTGACATAAAAATGCGGTCGGTTGACCGAATCCGCAGGTCTAGTGGTGTCCCACGACATCTTGCCAATAAGTGCCTGTAGTCCATCGTCGATGTCTAACCCTGGAGCTGGAATACAAACCATGCCAGCATCGTTCAAATCCTCGATGATGGAAGATGCCCCATCCGCTGACTGGTATTTTGCAGCTCCAAGCCGAGGGTCGATCAGCCTCTCAAAGATCTTCTCGTCACCCTCAAGCTCGGCAATCAAGTCCATGTAGTCACGGATACCAAAGCCCTGTCCTTTAGCCCCTTGTCCTGGCATCCACTTGCCACCCTTCCACTCAGCCCAGTCACCTACATCAACACCCGGCCACTCACGATATACCCAAAATGTGCCAGACGCATCCACAGCAATCCAAGCCATAAACCAATTCTTTGCACCCGCCGGGTCAATAATCTGATAGCGAGTAACATTCGTAGTTGGGATCTCTGATGGCTGGACAACATTGACTTCTTTATTGAACTTGGGAAATTTGGTGGCGTGGGACTTAACTGGAACCCCATACGCACGAATTAGGATCTCCTCCCGAGGCCGTCCAACTAGGGTTTCCTTGATTCGCTCGTAGCCACCGAAAGGGTTATCCTTGCTATGGAAGTAGTGGACGCTGGCATTGCGTTTCTTACTCCTTTGGACATAGGGGACGAGCTCACCGCCTAGAAGCTCGGCTTCTCGGCTTTCTATGCTGGTAGCTCCGTCCAAGTATTCTTTAATCACTTCAGTCCATCCATCGATAGGAGTGAAGGTGACGAGCATTTTAGAATTTCTCGTAGCTAATCGGAACCTTAGCGTATTAAGTAATTCGGGGCCGCCTAGATGCTCGTCCAACCAAACTCCTATATTATGCCAGACAGGTGTCCTTGAACCTAATTCAGCACCCTCAAGGATTGTGTCATTATTCGCGTAAGCGGCGTATGTTTTAAAGATGATCTGACTGCCATTCGGTAAGATAAGCGAGTTATCCGTGAATCCAGTTTTCTTTTTGTATGAGATGTAAGTTGATGAGGAGGTGTGTTTTTGTTTTAATTCCTTTGGAAGCCAGTGCCAAATTAACGATTGTTGTTGGCGGATTGAAACCTCCGCTGTTTGAGAGAAACAAAATATCTCAGACCCAGCGTTCTCAACTGCGGCACGGACTACACAATAACTAGCAAAGAAACTTTTGCCCGACCTGTTTCCACCACTTACCAAAATTTCATTGTGATTCCCCAGCTCTTTCTCTGCAAGCTCCCAGTGTGGAAGCCTAAATGCGTAGTTATAAGGATCTTCCTCCGAGTTTTTGATCGCCTCATGGTAAATGTAATGGAGATTAACCAAGTCGCTTGGTTCCATTACAGCTATCTCCTCATCAGTAGGAGGCTTCAAGATAGGATGTTTACGCCATTCTAGCATTTAGCAAACTCCCCTCTATACTCTTTGGCTTTATTAAGGTACGCTTCAGAGGCTTCTTCTTTGGTTTTAAATCTTCCGATATTTACTGGCTTTCTGTTGAGCGTCATTTGCGCTCTCCACATGCCAGTACATTTACAAAACGAAACACCCTTAACTCCAGAGGTGTTGTTTTTGTTCTTGCCTCTATTGAACATGTTTTCAGATCTACTCGCATGGCGTAGATTGGAAATCCTATTATCCGACTTATTTTCGTTAATGTGGTCTATGTCCAATTCCGGCCACTCTCCATAAGACATTGCCCACGCAATTCTATGGGAAAGAAATTGCAGGCCATTAATCCAGATCGACCTGTATCCACGGCAATTCACATTTCCTGCTACATTGCCAGCCTTACCACCTCTTTGCATGTCAACCCTCCATGTGAATACACCCGTTTGTGGGTCGTAATTCAAATAATCAAATAATTGTTTGACACCAAGAGCGTCCTCTGGTTTTACTTTTTCAGCACTTTGCATAGTCATGTATGTATTGTGTTAGAGTGCCTCTAGACCGCATATCTAGTTGGCACTCGTTTTTTATCATTTGCAATGGTTGTGTCAAGTGGCTATTCAATCACTTCAGCTTCTACTGCTTGCGCTTTGACTTTATTGGCAATCCTAGACTTGGCTTCAGCGATCATCTTGGCCGCATCATCAATAGACGGCCCCTTGCGATGCTCAACAATGGTACTTGCCATGCCAGAGAGCTGTCCAGCCTTATCGGTCATAATGCCAATAGTCAACGCTAATCGGTCTGGTGAGATAGCCTTGAGCTGGTCTGGATCACGGCTCAACTGCTCAGCCTTCTCAAACAACAGGTCGGTGTACTCAGCCGCAGCAATGGCGTAGCGTTTAGAGAACTCTTTACGCTTTGACTCAAGCGTATCGTTATGCCTCCACTCCAGCGCACGAACAGTCTCATGCGTCACCCTGCACTTCTTGGCGATAACATTGATACGCCCACCCTGCGCCAGCATCCAGAGGATCTGTGCCGCCACATTCGGGTTGTAGTTCTCGATAGTGTTCCGAGGGAATTGCTTAGCCCTTTCCTTGACCTCAAGGAAGAACTCTTTCATCGCCTCTTTACTATCAATCGCTGATAGGTCTTCGTCGCTCATTTGTTTTGGTCGCGTTCTTGCGACTGCCCACTTATAGCAAGAGAAATACTTCTGGCAAGAGCTGGATTGCGATATTCTTTCCCAGTCCTGCGATAAGACTCGGAAATACTCGGTGTTGCCAGCCTGCGACTTGGCTCTCCAATGCTTGACGCTCTGCGTTTCGCTCCAGCCGCTCTAGCCTCGGCTTCCATTTGGGACATCAAATCGGCTTGGCTTGTGCCTGATACTGCTGTCGTTGCTTCTTGGCCAGTAGGCGGACGAGAAATGCGTTGCTGTTTGAGAATGTCAATGGCTTCTGCGAGCTTCTCGATGTTTCTGATGTCTCCTTCGAGCTTGTCGATAATGGCTTTGATGTCTTCATTATTTATGTTTTTCGATTGTTTTGCCCGATTCAAGGCTTTTTCTGTTCTGTCCCATGCTTGTAGGATCTGTTGATCGGTTACGCCACGAACATACTGTTGAAATTCTGGAGTCTCACGAACAATTTCCGACTTGCGGTTTTTAGATCTCTTGACGGAATTTCCAAGTTCTGCAAGATCAACGATTTTATCGGTCATATCGTCAATATAACCGAAGATGTCACGAAGTTCTTGCCTTGAGGTTTCCTCGAACTCTTTGATCAGATTGTTCTTATCAACGACTCGTTTGCCAGTAGGTCTTACCCCAAGTTGCCTTGAACTCTGATCAGTAAAGTAACCAAACGGAAGCTCGTAAACAACTCCATCCGCATCTTGCAGGACTGGCCTTCCACCATCATCCACAATAGTACCAACGCGACCTTGAAACTCAACCTCGCTTCCAACTAGGTCTGAGATCGTTGGATCGACTGCCATAGGGGGTTCTTTCTGGAACGCCAATGGCTTAAACTTACCTTCCTGCTCGTTAATGTAGGCCCGGATGTCATTGGGCGTGATTGACCCACCCGCGCCAGAACCCTGTACTTTTGACAATGGCACTTTTGCCCTTTTAGCTAATTCAGAAGCAAGCCTTGTTGCCTTTGGTTTGCCTTGTGGCATGTATCGAATATCCCTACTCCCCATATCAAACCGCTTGCTCAACGGGATAACATTCCCAGCATTATCGTATGTGATTGGGTCTGCGGATTTGATTTGATTTGGATTGCGAACTAGAAATATTTGCTCTCCTTTTTTAAGCCCCGGAAAACCTCCTTTTATCCATCTTCCATCACCACTACTAGTTTCTCTATCTCCAATTAAAACGCCATTCTCATCGTTTACTACTGGGTCTTTTAATTTTAAATATGCTTTGATTTTGTTTTCACCATATCTTGATGCGACTGACTCTGAATTTGAGAAATAAAACCCCTTCCCAGCCGCTTGAACTTTACCTCTCGATGGGTCAAAGGTTGAAAAAGATTCGGAGTTTGTCCCATGCCATACTGGGCCAACATTATACCCAGCCCTCTTCGCAGTTTCATCCACTGCCTTCTGCTGCATCTCAATATCACCAGACTCCACAGCTTTCATGTAGTCGGAGTCCAGTTTGGTTTGCGGAATCAACCTTACTTGCCCTTCTTGACCTTGACCTTTCCGCTGTGCAACTCCTTCTTGAGCTTTGACTGCTGCTTGCTGGTCAATGGTGACACCTTGCTTAGAAGGTATCCTACCTGTTTTTTGCTCTTTGTTTTCATAAATTAACTCACCATTTCGATTGAATCTTGGTGACTGGGGCATCAAGTTATCACGAAGGCTGTAATACGATGTTGGGCCGTATGGAATAATAACATCGCCAGAAGTCTTGATTGCGCTCTGAAGTCGGTCAAATGCAAATGTTCGGTAAATTCCAGTTACAAGGTCTGGTGATACCTTTTGCATCATTGGGTTGATACCAAGCTGACGGGTTGTTTGCTGACCTTGAACGGAGTTAATAAAGTTCTTCCGTCTCTGCCAGTTCTTGGGATCTACGCTTTGATAGTAAGCATCAGTCGATTGTCCTCTGTTTTGAATCTCGACGGACTTCTCAATATCCTCGTAGATTTTTTTACGGGTAAGGTTTAGTTCCTTTGCAATCTTGTTCTTGACCGCCCTATCGACATTTTTATCAAGCTGGCGCAAGTCCATTGATTCAAGATACAAACGCCCTTTCTTGAGTATCCACTTTGTGGGGACAACATAGTTCTCAGTAAGTCCTCCAAACTGTTCTGAGCGACCTTGTTCAATTGGTTTATTAACAAGAAGAGTGCCATGTTTTGTCGGGACTTCAATTTCAGATTGGAGTAGTAAAGCCTTACCAAACTCGCCATCATCAATAACTCCAGCTTCCTCTAGTGCCTTCAAGTGATCCTCTGTAAGAATTCCTTCTCCGTTGCCGTTCTTGTCTGGAATAAGGACACCATTTGGCAATTTTTCGCCACGCTCTACGATTTGCTTATTAACTTGATCTAAAACGCTTGTCGCTTGATAGTGCTTGGGGTTATCCGATTTAACATCGATAACCTTCTGGACTCTCGCTGCTTTTGGCTTGCCAGCGGTTTCTCGGTACATTTGTCGCACCATCGCCTTTACTTCTGGCAGCTCCCTAAACCCGTCAGCAAGCAGTCCTGTACCCATCACCATGCGCCCACCAGCGTCAGTCGCCCCACCCATCTTGAAGTGCAGGTTTTTGACAATAGGAGTAGCGTTAAACAGTGTTCTAAAGCTGCCTTCAACAGCACGACGAAGTGGGGTTTTGCGAGACTCTTTGTAAAGGTTTCCTTTAAGAGTGTCTTCCAGTAGCGTCTGTACACCTTGATCGGTATAATACTCAACAGCAAGCTCATCCAAAGCTGCTGGAGTCATATCATTCTGCTCACGAAGGTTATTGTATTCGTCCGCCCACGCCTTAAACTCTGGATCTAGCGTTCCATCTGGATTGCGGACAAGCCCTGGCTGTGTGTCATCTCCCAACATCCGAGCTACGATTGCGCTATCCTTTTGCCACACATGCTGAATCATATGTCCAGCTTCGTGCATGGCTACTTCCTTTAAGAAGCCGACCTTATCATTGACATTTACAACAGCTTTGTTGCTAACTGGGTCAAACTTATTATTGCCAGTGGTGTTGATTTCCCACTTGAACGACCCAGGGTATGCCGCATCAATGTTGGAAAGCGCATACCTAAAATCACGATCCTTTAGCCCATCAAACATAGCTATTTGGTCAGCATCTAGCTTGTTCCGATAGTTGGCCATCTGGTCAATGTTGACCTGCTCCATGTCCTTCTTGCCACCAATAACTCGACCAAGACCACCAAATACCAGAGCATCACGGGCAGCGTATTTAAGCGTGTTTTCGTCAATGCCTTGTGAGTTAATCGCATTGTAGGCAAATGTTGCTGGAGCAGCTTGAGCCGTGCCTTTAGCCATACTAGCAAAACCACGTACAAGAGGAGTAGAGTAGTCACCAAGAGTCGCCACAGCGCGACCAATACCGCCAACACTTTCGTTTGCGGCCAAGCGGCGGAAGAACGGTGTTGAGCTACTTCTTTCCAAAAGCTCTTCGCTAACCGCATTGCCGAATTTGGACATTCTGCGCAGTGTTGGTACTGCGGCTATAAGCCCAACCCTAGCACCCATGTACACTCCAATAGCTTGGTGGAACGGAATAGCAAGTCCAGTAGCAATTAGGGACGGTATTCTGTATCTAAGAACGCTTCTTTCAACCTTCTTTAGGAATCCATTAACAGCAGCAATGCCATTTCCAAGTTTTTCAGCACCATTTGACATCCCTTTTGTCGCCCCAGACGCAACTGCGCGAACAGCATCACCCGCTGTTTTAGCTGTATCCAAACCAATCTCAAGTTGATTTGCAGTCTTGCTTACATTTTGGATACCATCATCAATGATGCCAAGTCGGGTTTGGACTGCTTGCGATTGAGTCGTTAGGTCATCAAGTCTTTTGGTAAGTTCCGTTGCTTTTTCTGTAGCCCCAATGCGAAGAGCATCGTCAAGCTGACCAGATACAACCGAAGCCTCATCTGATAGCCTTGCAACATCAGCTAAAACGCTAGATCTGGCAGCATTTAGTTCACGACCATAATTGACGATCTCAATCCCCCTTTTTGCTTGGTTTGCTTTACGGACGGTTCTGATGATATTGACACCAGCTCCAAGTCCAGCCGTAGCTAGACCTACAGCAATACCCGGCACATCCGCTGGAAGACTCGCGGCAGCGCGAACACTGTTAATGTCTTCCTCGTATTTTTTAAGACCTTGCTCTTCTCCAAGTTCAGCTACATATTGAGATTTTGCTGATTCCTGAGCTTGAAGCACCTGCTCCCCAGCACCAATTATACTTGCGGTTTCAACCGCATCCATATCTTTTTGTGATCTTTCAATAAGGGCAAGTTTGTAGTCTTTTATTTTATTGAGTTCGTCGGCCTTCTCTTGCGGGATATTCCCCATGGACACAGCCGCATCAAGCCTTTGTCTGTCAATAAATCTCGTTAATTTAGCTCCGCTTGTTACCAAAGTCTCAAGAAAAGAGTCAATTGCCTCAGATCTTTTCGCCATGTCCTTCTCATACGCTTGTTTTATTGTCTCTGATTCAGACAAACTAGCAATGGGTGGAGTAACGATTTGACCAATTCCTTTGCCGATAGCTACAGCTCCTTCACCGAATTCCTTAAATGCCTCCGTCCATGTGCGCTCTGGTTCTGCGTCAATTCCGTTTTTTTTGCGTATTGCGTACAACTCAGCTTTTTTAGGATCAATGGCATCATCGCTCATCCCACCATCCAAATATGCGGAGGGATCGGTAAGATCGTCTAGACTTGTTGTGAAAGCCTCGCCTTTAGTGGTCAATGATCCATCTTTAACCAGTCCGCGATCCTCCAAAAGAATGTAGTCCTCGCCAAGTTGTGTTGCATTTCCATCTTTATCCAGCAGTCCACGGGCCTTCATGCCCTCTTCAGTTGTGAACTCTGGGATCTGGTACTCTTGTGGAGCGTGCAACTCTGCAAACGCAGGGCTAGTAAAACGAATGTCGTTAGGGTCTGGCTGAGTTACAACCTCACCAATTGACTCGTAAGACTGCCTTTGAGCCTCTAGGTTAGCCTTCTCTTGGTCAAGGTACTCAAAAATAGCATCCCTTTCGAGCTTGCTGATTTCTGGATCTGCCTTCTCTTCTTCTGGAGTTGCCATTTAATTATTTATTGAAGTCGTCCTCTAAGTTTTTGAGTGGCCGTCTGCGGTTTATCTGGCTTAATATCCGGTTTGCTGGTCGCAGGAACCCCCGATATGTTGTATTTCTTATCTAGGTTTCGTTCTGCTCGGGAGAGCACTTCATCCTTTTCGGTAAGGTAATCCTTCCAAATTTTAGCGTTATCAGTTTCAACTGGAACGGTCATTTTGGATATGAACTTTCTGTCTTGTTCAGTTACTGGGGCAAGAGCGCGAACGCTTTTTAGAACATCGCTAGTGGTGACCATAAGGGCATCTTTAATTAACGATTGATTTTCCTGCGCCCACTCAGCACCAAATTCTGATGCTACGGCTCGACCAAATCTAGCAATAGGTTCAGTTGGGCCTACAACATCACTCAAATCGGAAGCTAATAACTTTTTGATTTTTTCTCTTTCTGACTGAA